GACCTCTAACGCCCCGTTGACCGCCTCCTGACCCTTGTCTATGAGGGAGTACAATTCAGTACGTGTATATCTGTAATCTTTTTCACGATCTTCAGCATCAACCTTGGGTGGTTGTGGTTTAGATGGTTTGGATTCCTCAACAGGTTCAGCACTAATGTTGAGGATTTCCTCCATGTTATCTTCTAGATTACTCATAAGAATTCAATCCCTTCATTAAATCCAAAGTCATCGCCAGCATCAACTAATGCATCATCATTTACATCAATGACGCCATCAGTATTAATATCAGTAACTGCTTTGGGTGTATATGTTCTTGTAATAGTTCTGCGACTGACATCAAGATCTCCAATAGTCTCATGGATAATTGCTTTTTTAATAACATCCGCAGTATTGTATGGACCATATAGATAGGATTTCATCGTAAATTGTAGCGTATAAGCAATATATCTACGCTCTAGAAAACTATCATCCCACTCATCTTCTCCACTGATACCATTTAATATGATAGCAATATCACGTTTCTCATTCATGTCTGGTATCATGTTAAGAGTGATACTAAAAGATGGTTGAAAATATGGCAGAATTTGTTCTACAATCTGTAAAGCATCATCCTGAGATTTTGCAATAACTCCTAGTTCAAAATTTATATTATAAGGAACAGGAACATACTGCACTTTGACTTCATTACCATTATCAGCAATGATTGTTTTGTATTTTTGAATTGGTGATGTCTTACGGGAAGAATCGTATTCAACACCTGTCATCTCAAAGTAAATACGTGGCAAAGTAATTGCAACTTTGTTGTTGCTAGCATTCTCTCCAATACGAACCAAGAACTTTTGCTTTGGTCCATAAGCAAGAGGAACTTTACTTTCCTCTAAAATTTCTCCTGTGTCAGGATCAGAACTCTTCATTGTAATATTATTGAAGAGTGTACCAAACGCAATAATGTTCTTGCGAACTATTTGGTTATAAAAATGTGATCCTAACATTAGATGCTATCCGTAAAGTTGCCAAATTCACCGAATGGATTACCTTCAGTCCAGTCGATAATCTCATCACCAGAATCTTCGATCTGTCTATTCTGATCGTAGTTGCTGTTGGTATTATTTAGAGTGTCGAATGTCTCAGGACTCCACTTGGCACCTGAAGTTATACCAGTAATTACTTCAGCAGTAGTAAAGGTACCTGTTCTATTGTAGACTTGGAGAGCTCTGGTTATGCTATCCCATGACTTGACTTCTGCTCTATTGTCTTTAGGTGAGTAGTCAATAGTGACAGTAGGAGCAGATGTGAACCCACTACCCCCATTATCAATAGTGATGCCGTTGACAATACCAGTAGAGCTAACCGTTGCAGTAGCTGTTGCACCTGTTCCACCTCCTCCAGAAATAGTTACAGATGGTGGTGTAGCAACTTTATAATGTGCTCCACCATCTGAAATTGTAATACTTGTAACAGCATCGCCTGTAATAGCAGATGTTGCTTTTGCCAAGAACTCATCGCCAACAATCTCTTCTCCAACTATAAAGTCTCCATTACCACCGGGGTCCATGAATAGTTTAATTGCTGAATCAAATAGTTCTTCCACATCATCAATCTCTTCAACACCTGTCTCGAACGAATCACTACCAACTTCATAGATCTCAGCAGTGATAGCATAGAACTGAATCTTACCAAATTGATAGAATGGTTCTTCTTTTCCTACAAATTTAATTTCGTAGATGTCTTGTGTTATTGGGAAGTATAATAAATCTCCCTCATTAGGTCTACTGTCAACAGTAAGAGTAGGACTGTGCTCAGCCACTTCTTCATCCCATCTTCTAGTAGAAACACGAAAAAGAATTTCATCGGTAATTCTTAAACCGAACTTGGAGATGAACTCAGCATTGTCACCAAACCCCGTGACGTTCTGCAACAGCATCTCAATTTGGAATTGTTCTTGATACTTAGTGTATCTAACTTCATCCAGAGTGCTGTCTGCTAGGACTGTTTTAGGGATATAGTATACGTCTGAACCAAACAGTTTGATTTGCTCATCCACAAGATCCTGAACGAGACCTTGCTCGCCGCTATGACCTGCGTAGTAAGTTGGAAAATAGGGACTAGTAGGCATTAGTTTACTCTAATAAAATGATAACCCTTAGAAGATTTTGCTTCTCCCCGTAAACATTTTGATATCTGACTTTGATCGGCCTCAGTAGCAAAAGAAGCTTCTTTTATTGATAAAAATATTTTATTTAATTCAACTACAAAAACTGGAACTGTTGGTAAATTTACATTATGAATTTTTGAATTGATTCTTTTTCCAGTTCCCTTGCCAATATAGTAAGGAGTTCCGTCTTCTCTTGAATAAGCGTAGCAATAATATTTTTTCATAATATCACCCTATAGCATCCATAGGTGGTAATGCATACTTACTGAGAACTTCGCTTTCGATTTTCTCAATTTCTGCCAGTGCGTCTGTATATAATTCTCTACCATTAAGGGTGATACCGCCAGGTAGTTGAACGTTGTTATATTTAATCAAGTTTTGACCCCACTGTTTCTTCATGAGAGCAGCAGCATATTTCTTGACAAACATATCATTATTCATCTCTGTAGCATCCGTAGGATCAATCATCCTATGTGCTTCAATTACAAGATATTTGTCTTCATTGAGGAATGATTTTTTAATGTCAAGATATAAACGATCACGACGTTGTGTGTATCTAAATTGTTGGAATGCTCCATTATTCAGAATCATATCTAGAGTTTCTAGATACTGCTTATTCACGAAGTAGTTGACAATATCAAGAGACCCGAATGCATATAGATCATTCAAGAACATTTGATACTCAACACCAAAAAGATTAGATCTAATTGAGTTGCTGACTAGACCATAAACCTTACTGATACCAACTACATAATCTGGGATAGGAATATAGTTAGTAGACTCTTCCCAGTCTGTTGTTCCTGATGATGTTGTCGCTTTACTATCAAAACGAGTTATGTCCTCGGCAGTAATTTTATGCCTTAGAAAACATCTCTCCATACCGTTGTAGCAGTTCTCTTGGAAGAACTGATACGTGTCATCAATAACATTATTTACTTGCTCGTCATCAATGTTGACTTGTAATACAGGCTCACCAAGTTGCCTCTTACAATATGTGATAAGATCAGCTCTTGAATTTGGAGACGCCATTACACACAAAAATCCCTTCTTACCTATTTAGGAAGAAGGGATCTGAGAGTTATTCAGTTAAAGATTCTTCCAAAGATGTAGATTCTTCCAAAGATGTTTCAGGTGCTGCCTCTTGATCACCTGCAAGTAGAACTAAAGTTTCAAGACCACCTTGAAGTTTTAGTTTATACTCTCTTGCTTTTTCAAGATTTGCTTCAAGTTCGGTAATTTGCTTCTCTGCTTGAGCAAGTTGTTCTTCAAAATTTTTCTTGAGTTGTTCGGTGTCCATGTTGTTTATATAAAATGATATGACTTTAATATTTATAAACCATATCTTGAACGAATTGCATTATAGTTTTGTGCGACTTCTGATGCTGTGAGTGCTTTTCTTTTGATACTTCCACCAAGGGCACTGATTGTTCTTGGTCCGATATGATGAGACATTTTACGACAAAAAATTTTCTTATATTGTTATTTATTTGGTGAGATTTTGAAGTTGAGCGTCAGTGAGACGCTTTGGGTAGTATGATAGTTTTCTGATGTGAGCATTAATAACATCAGAACCAGACCAACCTCCACCAATTCTCATATTAGTTAAAGTCGTAGGAACTTTTGATAAATCAAATGAACTATTTACATTATTTCCATTCCAATATGCTCTTAACTCTCCACCAGTAATAGTAGTGTATCCAAAAGTGACTTTTTGTGGTGTAGTGGATGGATGAAGAGAATTTAAAACACTGGATGAATTACTTAGGTTTATTCCGCTACTGCTCTTATATGTTCTACCAAAGTATCCCTGAGCATTTCCAATCTCAACAAACATTATACTATTAGCATATGATGATCCTGGTTCTTGGTTGATATTTGCAATTGCTGCTGAAGAATAAGTGGTATCTTTAATTGTGAATTCACCAAATAGTGTTCCTTCTGTTTGATTATAAAAATCAGTGAAGTTTGTTCCTGTGATTTGTGCGGTGTCTGCAGCACGAGTCACTGTGCTTCCGCTGGTGGGGATGTAGGAGGTTGCGAAAGCACCCTTTTCTATTTGTGCTCCCGCAATAATTACATAATCAGTGGCTCCACCAGAAGGAGATAAGTAAAATCTAGCAGCACCAGAAACCAGCGATCCAGTATAGTTAGCTTTTAAAATCAATCTATAAATTCCACCGCCACAATCAATAACTTCCTGACTCCCACTATCATAGTAAGAACCATTAAAACTAAAACTTTCAGTAGCGACTGGAACACCTGTCGATATATTCCAAGTATGAGCTATATAACCACCACCAAATAGATATAATGTTATTGTATCCGAAGTAGAATTTACAGCATCAACATAGATCGACATGCACATTGGGATTGAAGATCCTGTGCCCCAAGCAGCAGATCCTAGATAAGGACTATCACCATCACTAGGACTATCTGTTAATCTTGTTGTTGCCAATCCTTTAATTGGATAAGTTGTTTCGTCAACAGCAGAAGAAACCACATTCCAAGAATTAGGATTGGTGCTATTGCTAACAAAGTTTGTTCTAGACTCCTCAATCAACAGTCCAAGACTCTCTAGAGTTGCTGGGTCGTGGTCAAACCGTGGTTCATTATTACTAGCAGTTTTAATCAGTCCATCACGACCAACATAAGTTCCAACACTTGCTCTTGTGAATGTAATTGTTGGATCAAGAGTTTTTGAATTTGCAAAGTCTAATAGAAGTGA